TTAAACACAATTGATAAAAATACTACACCAAACTCTGGCTTCAATGCATCCTCACCACCAAAGGCTTGGATATCTTTAATGAGTGTGCCAAAGTTACTCAACACAAGGGTAGAGTAATCGACTGCCGTAACCATACGGTTCTGTGTAGCATACTGGAATGGAGCATTCTTACGAATAGAAGCCATAGTCTCTGCTTCTGCACCACCAAGAGAGTTGATAGTCGTTACTGGTGTCACATCATAGTTCGATGCACCTACCTGTATTCTATTGTTAGCAGTAAATGTAGTAGCTCCGTTAGCCAAAGATCCGTTAACCTGTAAATATTCTATCACAATCTTATTACCTGCAACAGGTGCTTTACCTAAAGTCACACCATCACCAAACGTAATTTCATAGAAACCATTAGGAGCTTCTTTCATGATATACAGTTTAGTATTCTCATTGATTGTAGATGCTTTAGATATATTGATATAGTTAGTGGATGACACATCATTAGCTGATTGATATACACTTACAACCGCAGTCTCCATATCAATGTTTGTGTCTGGAATAATGTACACATCGTCTACACTATCTGCACCAACAAAGAATGTCTTAGTTTTTGCAATACCTTCTAATACATCGATGTTTAGAGATCCTGTGGGTGTCTTATATGCATAATAACCATATCCATTATCTGTCGCAGTTACAGTTTGTCTGGTCTGAAATGTGTATGTCACGTCATCAACAGTAGATGTAAACTTAGTTCCTGTTGGTAGAGACAATGTTGAAGGTCTTCCTGATAAGTCACCAGTATTTGTAGAAAGAGTTAGTGTAGCTTTAGATGCTGTCTTTGACTTAGGAATATAACCAATACCCTCGGCAAGAGACACTAAAGAACTACGAAGTTGTGCAGTAGACAAATAAGATTCATTTAAAGCAAAGTTTGCAATAAGTGCATTATAGTGTGTGTTGGTTGCAAGAACATCTAGAATATTAGAAAGGCCAGATCCCTCAAAGTTATAATCTGAGAATTCAGACTTTTCTGCTAAGGATATCTTTAAGTTGTTCTTGATCGTACTGAAGTCAAGATCTGTTGATTTTATTGTGGTAGCCATATTATCTTAACCTCGAAACGAATGTATTAAGTGTGATTACTTCTTCTGTACTAACAACCTTAAAGGTTAGTGTAACAGAGAGCGAATTTCTATCTGGCTGTAGATTAACATCAATGTTAAGTACTTCAGCACGTGGTTCATATATGTAAAGAGCATTATCAATACTTTCCCTTACATTTTGTGACGAATTGTCATCAGCAAGTTCAAAGAACATAGACGTTATGTCTGCACCAAAATCTTCCTCAAAAGGTTTCTCTAGTCTTCCTGTGGCAATGATGTTCTTTACACTTTGTCTAACAGCCGCAGAATCACTCTTCTTGTAGATATCCCCAGATGGGCGTTTTGTGAAAGTTAAGTCGATATCTGAATACACCTTATTGCGAGAAGTGATTACACTTTTCACATTTGGATCTTTGTCTTCTATCGATAATACACGTGCCATAGTCTGTCCTTAAACTTATGCTTTTATTTATAAGAGTTTTACTGAGGTTCTGCTTTTAATTCTACAAGACTATCTGTAGCCTGTGTGATGTTATTGTATTTCGTTTCAACTTGTCTTTTGAATGTTACAGTCTCGCCAGTGATATTAGGCATTTCGACAATAATCTGCACGTTCATTGATCCATCAGCCGCAAAGTTGTCATAATCTAAAACAAGTTTATCAAACATACCCATATCTGACAACTCAATAGCAAGATCAAATGTAGCATCAGTATCCATTTTACCATCAGGTCCGTATAGTTCGTAGACTACTGCCCTTCCTTTGTTCCTAAGATCTAGAAGACCGTTAGGCGTAAGTGTTTCTGCTTGGAGACCTTGGGGTGTTCCTTTACCATATAGTTCTTTGGCATAGAAACCTTCAACAACTTTAAGTCTATGCGAAGCAAATTGACCATTCGTTCCCATAGCAATTTTAGTTAAATTTACTTGTGCAATGTAGTTTTTGCCAATTTGTTTTTTATCTGCTAGACTTAGATTCTTAAATGCACCACCATCTTCTGCACCAACAAATCTTGCAAAGCCCACTCTGTCTGTTACTCTAGTTCCTGTACCGATAATAGTTCTGGCATCCATTTCGCCATATGCCGAATCAGAAAGAGTAAACCTTTGTTTCCTTTTAGGTATGGTAAATGTTTTAGTACTTCTTTCGGGAGAAGTGTTTCCTATAGTCTCAGTTCCACGATGAGTTCCACCCTGAGCATTTCTAATTCTACCATATCCATTGGGTGGAGATTGTTGAGCAAATGCTGGGTTTAGATTTCCGTTACCAATTTGAGTTGCAGTAAACTCTGCATCATTTAGATATGAAGGATCTCTTAGTTTAGATCTAACGTCAGTCACCGCAAGAGGACGTAGTCTTAGACTATTCTTCAAGAAGTCATCAACATCCACTTTTACCTTCTTAACACCCAAAGCAGATTTATTAAGAACATCTGTGACAACACCAGAAGGTGCAGTAAAGACCGCTGGTTGTGCTACATTTTCTGCGGTATAACCTTGTGCAGATCCTGTGTTACCTGCAGATCCTGGATCTGTGTCTGGATCTGAATAGTTTTGAGAGTTTGTGACATCAGCCGTTATAGCCTGTACTGCCGTACCCTGTAGATCTCCGTGGAATGTGGGTGCTGTGACACCTTCGCTGAAGTGTGCACCTTGTCCGTGAATTCTCATCTCAACACCACCAATGGTACCAGTATCAGACCAAATGAACATCTCATCAGATTGAGTATTAATCTTAGGAGAGGATTGAATTATTCTAGTCTCGGCAGTTAGTTCTAATTTGTCTGAAGCCGCAATGATATGAGAACCTTCAGTGGCTTGTTTGTTAGTTCCTTTGATAGCTGTAGTGACGTTGCCAAGGTGTGTGTTTACTGTCGTACCAACTACTGTATTAGACGAGTTGCCCGACACAGTCTTACCTTCGTTACCAAATACCTTAGTTCTAGAGTTGCCGTTAATGTTCTCTACTTTGTCGTTTTTAGCATTAACTTCATAGCTGTCGCAATTAACTTTAAAGTCTCCCTTAACATTAATAGTCAGATCTCCCTCATATGTGAGTTGACCGTTGCCTTCTACTATCACCGTTTGATCACCATGGGTGACTTCAACCTTATTAGTCGTTGCCAAAACAACCACAGTGCCATCAGGACGCAACTCAATGCCAGATCCTGTGTTGTGTTTTATAAGAATACGTTCACCACCGGGCGTATCATTGAATTCAATAACATGACCACTGACAGTTTCTTTAACATCAGCATATGGATACTGTGTTGATGCTATAGGTGGAAGATCAACGTCTGCTCCTAGTGGTAGTGTGTGTGATCTACCAGAACGAAGTGACTCATTTGTATTGGGTTGGTTTTCATAATGTTTACTAGGAAACTGTTTACTAGGATCTGCAAACGCATTGGTTGCTGTTCCCTGAGAGTTGGCATAACCAGTTCCAAATCTTTCTTCTCTATCCTTTAGATCATCTCTTTCCGTTGTCATACTGGTATTCCTGCATTAATTTGTGCTGTTGTCAGAGGTCCTGACGATTTAGCATCAGTTATTAGGTTAGTCTTATTAAAGTTTGCTTTCACATATTCCCCTACATCAAATCCAGGATCTACCTTACCAACATCAGTTGTATCATTATGACCCAATGCCTGACCAGAAGGCCACACCTCATAGAATGATCTAACAAACATAGCAAAGGTGGTCATCTGTTTAGGTGTTAAGCTATCAGCACTTATGAACTTACTTGGATTTGCTGTACCAGATGGGCAGTTATATCCACCAGCCATAGATATCCCAATAGATCTTTTATTATGTCCATATGCGGCAGAGTGTGCACCTTGTCTTTCAAGTGGTCTTCCTCTTTGCAATCTACCATCTCTGCGTATTACATAATGATATCCACACCCACTCCAGCCTCTATCCAAATGCCACTGATGTACATCATCCGCACCAACGTCTTGGTTAGTGTATGTTCCTGTCCAGTGTGCAACAAACTCTGTGATTTCTCTGTCTGTATTTCTAAACTCTGCTATCAACTCTTCGGGCGAATCTACATAAGAAAATTGAGTTGCAGTGTTAGCTGTATCAACACCACTCCAAGTATTGTTATTAGAACCAATTTCATATGGAACTGATGAGTTTGTTCCTATCGCTTTATCACTGTTGGTTACAATGTTCTTTGATGGAGAGAGGTTTAATTTGTTTACCTTTTCTTCAATTTCTTCATATGGAAGATCTGATTCATTTGATATCAAAGCAATTACTTCATTAGTTTTACCCAACTCAACAAGTGATGCAACTGTATCTTTTTCTATTGTAGTACCTAGAATGAGTTCATCCACAACAAAATCAAATGTCTTATCAGTTATTCTAATAAGCTTAGTAAGAACACCACCAGCGGCATCACCAAGTAAATTAGAAAAGTTTGCATTGAATGCTTTTGTTGCCGCACTGATACCTGTAGATGTTCCAATACCAGAAGAGATTGTAGCACTTATCTTTGTAACTTCTTGTGCACCTGCTGTAGTAGCAACAGTACTTAGGACATTAGTTAAATCATCTGCTGTCTTGCCTGTAACCTTTGTTAGTGCTCTTGACACTGCTTCTGGTGCGCCAGAACTAATAACAAGTTCAAGTTCACCATTGTCAATAGTTTCTCCAATAGCACTGTTTATATTGCTTGTAGCTGAAGATAGATCACCAATTAACTCATTAGATAGACCAGGTACCTGTCCAGTAATCTCTACGACTGAGTCTACTGCCTTAACAGCCTCAAGTAGATTATCACCACCAGACAATGGAAGAATACCACCCTTTATTGTACCCACCACATTTAAAGATGTTTCCAATTGACAGGAAGCCACCCCCACAACTTGAGTTTTAGTTTCGAGTATTTTATCCAAATTACTATTCTTTACAATAGCATTTAATTGACTGTTTAGAATGTTAATATTAATTGCCATTATTATATGTCTCCAAAACTTGTCTAGCGTGTTCTACTCTTTGATCTTTGTGTGCGAATGCCGCCGCTGGTCTTTCATACTTGTCACAGAAGAACTCTGTAGCCGTTTTAAGATTTGTCATCTGTTTAAATTGGTTATATCCCCAAAACCTAGGAGATAATGTAGAGAAATCATATAATAAAAATGCTAACTGTGTTTCTATTGTTCCTATATCTAGTCCACGATCTAAAGCATAAGTTTCTAGTTGCTGTAACCTACCAGCATCTGGATTCCATTGAGCAATACCAAACGAACTCTCGCCAGTAAAGGAAGACGTAACACCCGGATCCATATTAGATTCTTGAATAAGATTTCCAATGATAGCCGCAGACTGAATAGGAGTGAACCCATTAGCAATAAAGAAGTTAAATGCCTTTTCTGAATTATTAGATCCTACAACAGTATTAGTACTTACCGTATTTCTTGGAATACCACCAGATGGGTGTGGGGCGGATCTAACAACTGGATCTGGCTCTTGTGCATTCTCCACTACTCCTTGTTCTATTCTAGGCATAGATCCCATTACCATAGGAATTTGAGATTGCTCACCATCCATAAACATACCAAAGACTTGCGCACCAACTTTAAGTCCTACAGATCTACCCAAACCAGATACACCTTCTTCGGTTGTTGGTACCAGAACTTGCGCCCATGGTAACGTATGTTCTGGGACTTCATTTACATCCTCATTATGTACACCAAAGATGCGTACTCGAACTCTACCAACTCTAAGAGGATCTTGAATATCGACAACTATGCCGATAAACCATCTATGAATATCACCGTAAAAGTTTGTTTGTATAGGTTTAAAACTCATAATTTAGAAACTCCTAAAGTTACTCTATGCTTCTCATCAAAGAAAGAATGCCTAATAGATGAAATAATAAACTCTCCAGACTTTTGTTCATCAAGAACTGTTTCATCACCCACCATGGAAGTGACTTCAATCTTGATCTTACCACCTACTGTAGGCTTATCTAATTCCATAAACAATGTTCCAGTAACTTGCATAGTCGCCGTGTTATTATTCAAAGCTTTTAAAACGCTCTTACGTTTGATATTAGACTTTAGTTTATTTACATCTTCATCATATCCATAACCATTTTCTCCAATTTGAGAAGGAGCAACAACATTAAATATGAAGTTAGATTCATAATCGACTATTCGTTTATCATCAATGGAAAACTCTGTGTCTATCAACTTGGTATTTGGAAGAGCTTCACTGAGCCTAAACTGAGGATTTTCAGATCTATTTCCATATAAGGTATCTAATACTTCATACTTTGCTCCAACAGAACCATTGATAACATTATACAAAGTAGAATTATTGTTATCATAACTAATATCTTCTATTGTGAATACTGACACTGCTGGATTATTATTACTTGCTATACCATTAGATTTAACAAAGGGTGTGTTGAATAGAGGTTCTGCACCCAACATGTCTCCTAGATTAGTTATAAAGATATCATCTGATTTTACAGATCCGTATAGAAAGTATGGAAAACCTTCTTGTGTTGTTAAGCTATTCATAACCCAAGTGATTGCTGATATTGGTGTTATGTAAGGAGTAACAATACTCATAGATTGTTGAATAGGTTCTTGAGTGTTTAGTTCTGTGGTGTTTAATCTAACACCCATCTCACCGTCTAATATCCTTTTTACGATTTGTAATGGCGTTCCGTCAAACGATTTACTAATAACTTTGAGGTGATTTTTAAACACATGCTCAGACATTAGTGAGAATACATATGTCATAGTTGTATCATTCACAACTGTAATAGAATCTGTTTTATACATGACAAAACGTTTCTTAATAGTCTTATCCTGTACGTGATTGTATATCTCTAACTCAAGTATCTCCGTACCACTAAAGTTTGATTGTGAAAACAAATTAGCATTATCGACTATAAGGATATTTCCAGATACGCCAAGACTTCTAATGTTCTCAACAAGAATTAATTCACCAATAACTTTTGACACATCAATCTCTTGAGAACTCTTCTCATTTATGATTGTTGCCTTCTTATAGGTATAATGGCTTGCCGTTGTATCGGACATAATTAACTACCTTTTAGTTCTGATATAAACTGTGTGGCAACTCTTTGAACCATCTTAGGATTGATAATTTTGATATTCGATAAGTCATCATTAAAGTCAATCAGTCTTTCTATATTTGTTTTAGCAACAAGACCAGTTATATTTGGATTGTGAGGATCTATATCTACATACTCTTTGTCAGAATTTTCGTAGTGGTGTACTGCATCATATTGTGTACTATCGGCAGTTACAATACATGTTTGAACATCACCACCAGATCCTACGTTGACATTCTCTCCCACATTAAAGTTGTCTGGTGTATCTATGATAACAGTTCCTGTGTCTAATAGAACTTCTTTTATGACACCTGTAGAACCAGACTGAGATCCAGTAGCAACAACACCCTTTTTGAAGTTAGTTTCTCCAATGTCTGTAGTTGTTCGTATTGCTCTATGAGGATAGTTCTTCTTAGCCAAGTTAAATAAAGCATTTCTACCCAAAGGCCAACCACTTTCAGTGATCTTATTGTTAACTAGGAAGAATGTCCAGTAATACTCTGATGTACCATAGAGTTTATATGATAAAGTATCTGGTCTCTCATCTTGTAGGATTGTATAAGTTTCGTATATTGTTACATCATCACGTGCTTCTTGTGTTAAGACTGCATGTCTAGTAAAGTCTTGGATTACAACACTTGCCTCATTTGTGCCAAAGTTGTATAAAGTCTTTTGGAAGTTCTTAAAATACATTTATCTACCCTCTTGCACAATGTCTTGTTTATTAAGTGGACGCAACTCTGTAAATGATAGAGTAATCTGAGCATCAGTAAACCCACCATCTTCATAGAAGCCCTGTCCAGCACTATTATAAGTAACCTGACAATTTGTTAGAAACGATGTTAATATCTTAGTAAACACAGTCTCACCTTTGTATGTCATGGTAATGTCAAAAGGATCTGGGAACTTATAACCAACAGCAATTTCACCAACACCAATTTCATCTGGATACATTGCTACTCTGAACTTCTTAATTATTTCTTTGATACGTTCTACTTCTGCCGCACTATTAGGCACCAACTTGAATGTAAATGAGTGTGAACGAGCCGCCACACTTTGAAATAGTGTACGACTATTAGGATTTAATGCAACACGTGACGCAGATGATATACCAGCCGCCGCCTGACTATTTACTTTCGAAGCAACTCTTAAAGCCGCTAAAGATCCACTCTCACTTCCTATTCCACCTAAAAGACCATCGATAAATCCTTGACCTGCGTTCCCTACTGCCGCCGCACCCAAAGCAACTAAGTTTCCAGCCGTACTAACTGCCTTCTCTGCACCACCACCAATAACACCAAGGTCTGCGTTTTGATAGCTAATAGTATCATTGAAGTTTTGACCAGCTGGAAGTCTTAACTGAATTTGCCAGTCGCCGGGTTTACCACGATCAGTTCTTTTGATTGCTGTAGTAACAACACCAGATTGAATAGGCGGAAATTGATTTTCTCTCTGACCGGGATTTAGTCTTTCACCACTTACCGCTTGATTTGCGGCATTTCTTACTGCCGATTCTTGCCTACTAATCTCAGCATTTGCCGCACTAATGAATGAAGATATATCCAAAGGGGCAATAATTCTTGGTCTAAACGAGATAATACCTGGATATTCTCCATCATTTATCCCATCGTTGTCGATTGGAAACGCATATGTGTTCTTAAGTTCCATTGTAAAACCTTAATAAATAGAAGTGTATCGTTATTATTTATAAGGCAAAACATGGCGCATAGTGGAAAATTCAAACCTAAAAACAAATCTAAGTATAAAGGTGATTGGACACAGATAGTCTATAGGTCTGGTTGGGAGTTGAGATGCTTTAAATGGTGTGATGATAGCCCTTTGGTGAAGTCTTGGTCAAGTGAAGAAGTAGTTATTCCATACCTATATGAAGTTGATAAACGTATGCATAGGTATTTTATGGATCTTAAGATCACTTGGAAAGATGGATCTGTAGATCTTATTGAGATAAAGCCTGACAAAGAGACGAGACCACCAGAATATAAGGGCAAAAAGACTAAACGTTATATTAACGAGAGCTTAACATACATTAAAAACCAAAACAAATGGGATACTGCTAAGAAGTATGCCAAGGATAGGGATTGGGGTTTTCAGATCTGGACTGAGCACACATTAGAGAAGATGGGTCTTATGCCTAAGAGAACTAAACCATTGAAGTCTGCTAAGGTTGCCTTTAAACCATTAAAACCTCTAAAGGTCAAGAAGAAGACTAAAAAGTAGTATAAATAACATCATGAGCAAGAACTTATTCGACAAGTTAGAGATAGAAGCATTCCGTGCAGGTATTACTCCACGGACTGAAGAAAGCCGTGCATGGTTTCGTAGACGTGCTTCACAAATGCGTAACGTTAATAGAGAAGGCTTAATGCAAGCCGAACAGGTTAGGTTGACCAGAGATAGTGTTGTGGGTAACATGTATATGTTCTTCTACGACCCTAAGCATAAAGACACCTTACCTTACTATGACCAATTCCCTCTGATATTTGTTCTTGGTGATGCTCCAGGTGGTTTTATGGGTTTAAACCTTCATTACCTACCCCCACTATTACGTGCCAAACTATTAAGTGCTTTGTTAGATCTAGCAAACAATGATAAGTACAACAACAGAACTAAACTAATGTTATCTTATGATTTGATTAAAGGATCTGCTAAATATAAAGCATTCAAACCTACACTCAAGCATTATTTGACAGCACACGTCAAAACTCGTTTGGCTAAAGTACCAGCCGCAGAGTGGGAGATTGCTACATTCTTACCAATGGCACAGTGGAAGAAAGCATCACAATCTCAAGTGTATAGACAGTCAAGGAAAATGATCTAATGTTTCAAGTAGATGAAATGAAGGCAATGATCTCTAAAAAAGGTGGATTTGCACTAGCAAACCAGTTTAGAGTAATCCTTCCTGCACCTAATACCATATCAAGAGTTACAGACCGAAGAAGCAATGCTGAAGATATTCGTGATCTAAACTTGATGTGTAAAGATGTAAACCTACCAGGCAGACAGATCCTAACACAAGAACGTGTTATCGGTATGGCAAACCGTAAGGTTGCTTACTCATATGCATACGAAGACGTGAATATGACGTTTCATCTTATGAACGATTATAGTGCAAAGAGATACTTTGAAAACTGGCACAATCAGATAATCGATTTTGAAAGAAAAGAGCTAAGATATAAGAACACTTATACTCATGATATTGAAATTATACAATACAGGAAAGGTGCGGAGACCGCAGATATTTCCAAAAAGACTAACATTGGTTTTGACATCAATGACAATTTAAGATTTGATCTTGATATAACTAAGACAAGAAAGGGTGCCATAACACCTGCTGTTGAAGTGTACAAGTGTAAATTGATAAACGCATTCCCAACTACTATGAATGCTTTACAACTAAACAATGAGCAAAATGGTTTGCTTGAAATTAATGTCCAATTTTCTTATGATGATTGGGTATCTACCTAAACAATGGAGTTATTATGGCTTTACCTAAACTAAACGACCAACCCAAATATGAATTGACTATCCCATCCAGTGGTGTTGTTATCAGAATTAGACCATTCTTGGTTAAGGAAGAAAAGGTTCTTCTAATTGCCATGGAGAGTCAAGATCAGTCGCAGATTCTGTCAGCTATAGTTGACACTCTAGAAGCATGTGTACTAGGAGAAATCGATACCAATGCGCTAACAACGTTTGACATCGAATACCTATTCACTAAGTTAAGAGCTAAATCAGTCGGTGAGACTGCTAAGATCGAATTGGAATGTACGCACTGTAAGGCTAAAAACCCTGTGGTTATTCCAATGGATGATGTGGGTGTTAAGGGTGATATGACATCTCAAAAGGGAACTGTTGACATTGGCAGTGGAGTTACACTTGAATTGCAGTGGCCTCGTTATAAAACTATTGCATCAGATGCTACTGTTATTGAGGGTGGAGCAGAAGCAACATTCTCTATGATCAAGCATTGTATCTCTTACGTATGTACTGATGATGATAGGATTAAGTTCTCTGAGGAAAGTGCAAAGGAAAAGGATGAATTCGTGATGTCCATGACTTCTGATAACTTCTCATCCATTAAAGACTTTATTGAAGGAATGCCTACACTGAAGCATGACATTGATTTTGATTGTATTGAGTGTGGTAAACATAACGAGTATACACTGGAAGGTATGCAAGATTTTTTCTAGTATGTCTATCTCATAATAGTATACTTAATTACTATAAGAACAACTTTGCACTGATGCAACATCACAATTATAGTTTGAATGAGATAGACGGATTAATACCATGGGAGAAGGAAGTGTACATTACTATGCTTGCTGAACACATAAAAGAACAAGAAGAAGAACGAAAGAGACAAAGAAATGGCTGATACCACTCTCAATGATGTAGTTAAAACCCTACAGAAAGGTCAAGCACGTGACGAGCGAATGGCTAAGAACTTTGAAGCATGGTTCAAAGCTCAAGAACGTGCACGTCTTGATGCTCTAGAAGAGAAGAGAGAACGTAAAAAAGCTAAACCTGAGTCTGTAGAACGTGCAAGAAGAAAAGATACTGGTAAAGATAATACTAGTCTGGGTTTCTTGGCATTGGGTAGACTTGTAGGACCTTTAGGTGCATTCATCGCTGGATTTACTGCATTAGGTGCGGCACTGGCAGGGTTCCGTGGATGGGAACTAAAAGCAATTAAATCATTGGATAAGTTTGGTGGCTTCAGTAAGGCATTAGATCAAAAGTTCATTAACCTAAGAGCCAAGTTCTTCAATAAGCTAGGTCTAGATCCTAAGTTAGGAAAAGCTGTTGACGGTAAAAGAAGTCTTGCAACACCATTAACTACCCAATTAAATAATAGGATGAATACATGGTTCTCTAATCTACAACAGAAGTATTTTAAGATCTTTGGTCTTGGTGTTGATGGTAAACCTATATCCGTACAGGGAGATGATGGAAAGATCAAACCTAAAAGTATTATGGCTAGGCTTGGTGTTAGAATAAACAGTATATTTAGACCCATAACCAAAATGTCTAGTGCTATTGGTGCTTGGTTTAGTGGAGCAGGAGCTAAGGTTGTAAACTTTGGTAAGAATTTCCTAGGTAAAGGTGGGGCATTTGTCAAACTCATGGGCAAGCTCTTATGGCCTATTGGTATTCTAATATCTGCATTTGATGGTATGAAAGCATACATGGCATCTGATGAAGCAACCACATTTGGTAAATTTGGTGATGGTATCGCTGGAATGGTTGGATCATTCATTGGTGCACCATTCGACTTAATCAAAAGCGCATTCCTTTGGATCATAAGAAAGATTACTGGTGCAGAAGTTGATGCAGATGGTAACTACGATACATCAACAACAAGTGGAAAGATACTACAAGCCGCTAAGGACTTCTCGTTTACAGAGATGATAACTAAAATGGTTAAATCACCTTTCACTGCAATTCTAAATGTCGTGGATTGGGTGAAGTCTAAGTTTGCTATATTCAGTGATGAAGGAGAAGGTGGTGGATTTGGTGGTATGATGAAATCTATTCTGGATGATGCACTATCAGCCCTTGGCTATAAAAAGGGAATGAGTGTATTAGAGATCATTGGTCAAATCGTTACGGCACCTGCAACTGCTGGTATTAAATGGATTGCAAGTAAGTTTGGATTTGAAGTACCCGAAAACTTTACACTAAACCCTGTCACCATAATAAAACAATATGGTAACGATGCTTTTAAATGGATTGCAAGTAAGTTTGGATTTGAAATCACTGATGACGATTTTAGCGTCACTGGTTGGATTAAGAACAAATGGGATGAGGCTGTTGTTAAGATGCAGAATGCATTCTTAGATCTGGGACTATGGATGTCTATGATCGGACCTAAACTAAAGGTTATGGCAGTAGAAGCAATTAAATCTTACACTGGTAACTGGATCATTGATGATTCTACTCTAGAAGAATTACAGGCAGACGTTGAGCGAAGAGAAAATCAAGCACAGATGCTCAGAGATCAGTTAGCGATCCAACAAAATAAAAACAATGCAGAAGATATTACGCCAGAAACTGCGCCCGAACCAGCACCAGTAGTTGTGATAGATGGATCGTCAGGTGATACTGATGCTTCATCAACAACAATTAACCAACTTAGGATACCGATGAACAATGGTGGGGATGCATTTAGAGATGAACATGGACTAGTAAGAATACCTATTAGCCCATTCAACTAAGGAAATGATATGTATGTGATGATAACGATATTAATGTTGGGAAATAACATGTCTGTACAGGCACCTAACATAGTGTTTAATGATATGGCCTCTTGCATAAAAGCAAAGACCTTACAGAATAAGATCCTTGATTTAACTAAACCTGATGCTGATGCTAGACATGTAACTAATTGTTTTAAGATTACACCAGATATACAAGCGTAAAAGGCAGAGGTTTCCCCCTGCCCTTTGTTTTAGTCTTCGGCTGTTAAGCGAGAGAAGTAGGATAACGTATCGTCATCATTACTTGTCTCCATTGCCTCTGCCGTTACTGGCGCAAACTCCGTTTGTGGAGATGGGGCAGTAGCAGTTGCCATAGGTGGAGCACTCTCCTGTACCGACAAGTCTTGACGAGCTTGTGTGGTCATAGTCGATTGACCAGTCACTTTCTCAAAACGAGCTTTCAACTCATCATATGATTTAAAGTTCTTAGGATCGATAAACTCACTCAAGTCGTACATCTTGTTATAGATAGCTTCCAACTCAGCATCGTTATCAGACAATGCACTCTGAGAAGCGAACTCAGACTTATCGTAGTTACGATAGCCTTCGACTTGGCGGATCTTCAGTTTGAAGTCTGCACCTTCCCAAAAGTTAAATGGATCTACAGGCTTCTCGTCTGCAAATTCTGGTTGCATGGCATCAATGATCTTATCATAGATCTTCTTACCGAACTGATACAACATTACCTTACCTTCATTGGCAGGGTTCGCAGGATCTGATACGATCAATGCATTAACAACATAATGTAAACGGCGTTTCTGTTTACGAGCAAGTGTCTTGCCCTCTTCAGTACCATTGTTCCATAGTGTTGAGTTGTATTCGGATACTGGATCCTGTTCGTTAAGAGTAGTCAGAGACTTCTCAATGTACCAACCACCGGGGCCTTGAAAGCCATGATCGAAGTAACGAACCCATGGTAGGGCTTGTCCTTCTGCCGCAGGTAAGAAACGTAGAACAGCAAAGCCGTTACCCATCTTATCTACTGTTGGTTTCCATAGACGATCATCGCCATATGATTTCTTACCAGTGGCACCACCACCTGCGGCATCTGCCGCCGCTAGAAGATCAGAGATCTGGTTACGTTTTGTTTTTAGATTTGCAAAAGACATTTGTATGTTCCTCGTATTGCTGAATTATATTTGTATTACTGAATTATTATACTATAGAATCGATGTGGTGTCAACCATCAATCATCGAACAATAGCGTATTTTGTCTAGGGAGATAGTTCAACTTCATAGCTTCCCCCTCTAACTTCTCAACGATAACACCGTTAAGAAACTTCTTTACATCCTCTGGTTCGATGTTCGTCTCTTGACAGACATCAATGACTGCATCCATATAGGATAGCTTTTTACCAAACACAGAGATTTCTACCATTCTTGAAAATTTACTTTTATTCAGAAACCCTGTTTCGCTCATTTACTCATAGCCCTTAAGATGATTGTATCCCTATTTAGTCTTCCGTTTGGAACGGTTGTTTGCGTCTTTAAGGTGCTCCACATCTTATTGATCTGGTTTGCAGTCTTAGTTAAGGCAACAGGGAGACCCTCGTGTGGCTTACGAAGCGTAATCTGCCTTGACAGATCTGCATCCCAACCCTTTAACGTAGTGCCTTTCACCTCTAACCCTGTTGCCTTATGACTTACGTATTCGGTCAGTTTCTTTGTTTTGACGTTAAAGGCGTACAGTCTCATAGCACCTACGATTGACATAGGGTGTATTGACTTTAGTTTGTACTCTTTGTTTTCAGAACAAATCTGTATCTTGGCAACTTGCTTATCCGCACTCTTGATACGTGGTTTACGTGGTGTGCGTGTAGCTTTCTTAACTGCCACATACTTATCAGCATCATCAATGATACTCTGAACGAATTCGAGATATTTCTTCCATACACTCAGTGGTTGACTAGAGTATGCCTCAACAAGATCGGGAGTTCTCTTATTGATCAACTCAGTCAGTTCATTACGTAATGGTGTGTAGAAAGAAACCACTGCACTCGCTGTTGACTGTGGGTAAATTCCCCCAACCAAATCCTCATACACATTGTGAGTGACGTTAGGCCATTCATCAAGTGTACACTCAATACCACCAATGAAGTCCGAAGTCTTCTCTTTGATGATATCAGCGGGTGTCTTACGTGCAATTGTCTGCACTTCCCCATTTTCTTCCTTTTCGACTAAGGATTTAAGTCCTAGGTCTTCAAGGTATTTGAAGAAAGTGCTCAAAGCGTTCTTTGCATTCCAATTGTCTGGAAAGACTTTGCCCTTTTGTTCCCACAGAATAGTAGAAGCAATAAAGTGCTTTGGAGTGAAAGCCCACTCTGGAGCGGCAAGATATACCTCTTGGGTATCCTTGTCGAATGTCTGCTTGATGTAAGTCTTAATGAATGACGCTATGTCTTTCTTATCGACTTCCATACGGATGTACTCGTTAAAGTGGCTAAAGTTGGTGTCGGGTGCGGCACCAATTCCTGTTCTAGCTCTCGCACGTGGTAGTGATTTTGCTTTCATTCTTTTAGCCATAACGAATCATCTCCTCAAGTAGTTACATACTATATTACCTTAATTTGCAAATAGTGTCAACCCCTAATCGACACTGTTTTTAATTTGCTTTACATTTGGCTTGTCATTAAACTGATGTAGAACTAATTCTCCGTGTTCATCATAAGTACTTCGAACAAACCCCTGTTCACAGAGATATTCGACAGTGCTACTAACTATGTCTTCATGCTTGTTAGCCCACCATGTCTTGTGGATAAAAAAGCCACATACTGCGCAACCCACGCCGAATATCACTGAGAGTATTTCTTGATCGATATAAAAGTGCAAATATACTCCCCTCTTAAATTACTATTTAGGCTTCCCCTCTTCGATGAATTCCATGGGTGGCGGTACTTGTACATCCACATATTCCCACTTAGGATCTTGCCAGTTAAACGATCCATCAGTTGATGTCACAGATTTGACTTTGTCCATACGAAATGAACGAAACCCATTCTTGTTAACATCCCAAGAAGGTAGAACTTCTTCGTTAATTTTGCGGATCTTCTTTTGTGTCAGAGGATCCTCTTTAGTTGCGGGCGGAAGATCTTCGGCACGTAGTGTACAAACCATCTTACGCATTTCACCATTTACTTTTTCGAATACTACTTCACACACGTGTTTCTGTAGCACTTCAACTAGTTCTTTTCTAGTTATCATTGTCATAGTCTACATCCTTTCTAAAATGGTAGATTCCATGTGGTAGGTTCCAAGCTTCCATTAACTTACGATACATATCAGATGTGAAGCCAATCACCTGATATCGTTTTTCGTTCTCATCCCACTGACGAAAGAAGACTTCTCCTTGATAGTCAATAATCATTTCGACATCTTCGTAGGACTCAGAGGTATCCAAAATGGTTACCTTAGTTTCATTAAAGCCTTCATCTTCTTCGATGGTTAGCATTAGCCACGTACTTCTAGAATAACAGTAGCACTGATAAGATAATTCTTAATCAGGTCTAGAAGATTAGGTTCGCCCCAAAACAGTATAACCATAACAGCTATGAATGTCCAGAACGTACCAGAATTTAAATGAGTATCCCCATTCTTCATTAGTAGTCTCCCCAATCATTATCGTACTTTGTGGTTGCACGATAGGTTTCGCCATAATACTCATCAGCATACTGAGAAGCATCAGTCCAATAGTTGATGTTTTCACCTTGTACAGGTTCTCGAACAACATTACTCACACGTTTGGTTTTAATAGAACCAACATCCTGTAAAGCCTGTTTGGATTTACGCTTGAGCGTATTAAATGTAGATTTACGCTTCAGCGTATTTCGTTCAGCGATTTCTTTAATCATAGCCAAACGGTCAGCCTTTTGTTGTGGTGTCATAGTCATAAGTTACATTCCTTCTCTTACAAATTCTTCGAATGTTTTAGGAAATACATCTTTCGTAGTATTCAGATAGTGTTCGTATCTCTGACCATCTTCTGTTAAAGGTGAATTTTCATCATATGTCATAGTATATTCCTTCGATTTAATAATGTATTATAGCACAGTGACAAAGGGCTGTCAAGCCCTCTGTTCAACTCCATCCAACCATTCTTGGTATTGACGTTCAATGTCATCTTCCATAAACGCCATGTTAGATTCAAGTTCCAAGATGTATTCATTAACCTCTTGCATTGCTTCTGACATAGGCGTATCAAAGCCCACTGTACGAATGCGTTTCTCAAGGATCTTGTCCAACCTGTCGATTACCGTTTGTGTATCAATAATATCCATTATGCCACCTCTGAGTATGTTGGAGCTACTGGAACATCAGCAGTTGAGATAGGGCTGTACAGTTTCTCAGGCTCTTCTATCTTTTTAAAGCCCATTGGAGAACACATGTAGAATTCACCTTGTTTATCCCAAGGGTTCTTAACTACTTCGAAGATATCACCGACAGAACTACTGTGGGTACGACCAGACACGTTAGTAACAAGTTCTGGGTTTTCCCAAAGGTTAGTCAATCGGAAAGCAACCTCAAGATCATCAGTAGCTACTTTACAAGCTAATGTATAGTACTGGAAGCAAGAAGGACGGAACCGCCCGATAGAAGCTTCTGACCTAGCATTAAAAGCAGGCACACGCTCATTGGCATTAACGGCATCGATTTGCTCGTCGCTCAATTGAATTTGATAAATGTTAATCATGTGATTCTCTCTTTCTCATTGGTATAGTCATTGTATAGCAGATTGATTCGAAGGTGTCAAGCGTTAAAGAACATGTCCCAGAACATCCATCCAAGACCGACTAAGGGAACTGCAACGGCGATTACTACGATCATTACTAAAAGTTCTAACATCATTGTCTCCTTGTTTCTCTCTATACATTCTTTATAGGTGATTCGCAGTATAATGTCAAGCACTAATTACAATTAAATTAAGACTTGACAGAATCAGAGAATCGTGATATAATAAAGGACCAATTCGGAAAACAGGGGAATACTTTGATAAATAACTCTATGGAAATATGGCTTAATAAGATACACATTACAGGTGCACGTAGAGGACTTGGGTTAGCATTAGCCGAAGAATACAATAACGTGCCTATGTGTGATTGTGAAGTATTCATTAACTGTAAGCATGATAACCAAGTAGATCTTCTTTATGAAGCGGCTGAGAAGGGTAAGAGAATCATTAACATTGGTTCTAACTCACCAGACGAACAGAAGAAGGTTCCCCATAAGTATGCCATAGAAAAGGGTGCACTAGATAAGGCAAATGATCAGTTATTCTATCAGGGTGTAGATACAACCATTGTTAGATTTGGTTACTTCGATTCGCCACGTGTTTCACACATTGTTGCCAACAAGTTAGATATTGATTACTGTGTATATATCATTGACTGGATACTTGATCAACCTCACAGAATAAAGGATATAACTGTTGTACCCCATAAACATTGATATGATACTCCTTGAGATACAGGGGTTACCAGACTATAAAGAACAGCTATCCCTACAAGTGACAAAAGAAGGTAATGGTGGTGAAGGTAGATTAAAGAACCTAACAACGTCTGAGAAAGACTTTATTGAGTTTGCCTATGACATTCCCTATACTAATTCGGTATTAAAAGAACTTGGGATGTTTAGAAGCAGACTAATGAAAATGGAAGGTAAGACGTGTTACACATATCATTGGGATCCTACCAAACGTATGCACATACCTCTCATAACAAATGAAGATAATTTTTTTATTATAGAGGATGAATTAAGCAGATACCCTGCTGATGGATCTCATTATCTAGTAGACACAACTAAGAAGCACACCTTTGTGAATGCCTCTAGAGAAACTCGAATTCATATTGTGGGTTGCGTAGATGGGTGATATCACCATGATAGAATACATACTGGTAATTATCTTTCTTTTTACGTGGGGGATGCCCGATCAATAGTGTTTCGGGATATACTTCCCAATCACCAAAGACATCTGGTCTACCCTTCTTAAGCCGTGTAAAGAACCCTTTACTGAACTCTCTAGTCCATATGATCAGAGGTACATCCAACTCATTCACACAATACTGTAGTTCTTTGAAGTCATCTACCTTTTCTAATAGGGATGTACCATCAGTTCTATAGCTTTTAAAGTGATAATAACGAGACATAACCCTCACAACACCTGGGTATATGTTCTCACACCCACTGCACAGAACAGGCTGATCTCCGTCAAATACGAAGTTAAACATTACC